ATATGGCCTATCGACCAAAGTTCGCCCCCCCGCCTTTGATTCATGGTGGTGTTTGGGACGAACGATGGTCGATTGGTCATGACCTTCATCATTGTGATGGGGTCAATTTAATTAAGACATTGTGTAAAACAAAACACTTCCTTCACAATGTCTATGTCTAATTAATGGGAGGAAAGGAATTCAAAATGAAAAAACAATTTGCAACAATGATCATGGCAGTAGCAACAGTACTAGTTATGGTAGCATGGTGGTTGACACCAGTGCAACCAACAAGCTTCCAATTGCATATCGTAAAAGGAGGCGAAACCATCAATAGTATCGTACAAGATACAAACAAAGACTCGAAGGTTGACTACGACCTTCGAGAGGCTGCTGCAACAGCAGTGGCTGAGTCTCGCAAGATGGAAGGAGGTGCAACCAGCTACACCATTCATCCGGGAGACAAAGTAGCTGTTCCTATCTACAAATAGGTAGATAGGTTCAGCTACTACAGTCCAGCTGTATGACTATAAACTATAGCACTATAACCTTGAACAATAGCAAAGGAGGTGATAGCTATGAACAAGGTTATAGTTATGTTCATACTGTTCTTAGTATGGGCTATTTCCTTAATAGTTCTTACATTGTATATTATATATATGATGTAGTAGAGAACTATTAAGGAGAGCGTCGTGAGTTAGGACGCTATATAAATACTAACTCATTCTTTATATAAGGATCTTATATATAAGGTCTTTATATAAGGAATATACTTTTTTATTCCTTTGTTTTTTGGCTCAATATTTAAGGGCTTTTAGTTTAGGGCACAAGCCCGGGGAGGTAGCTATGACTACTAATAATAATTTAAAACAGTTTTTCGTTTTCGGGATTGAAGATGCAGAAGGTTCAGTATTCCGCATGATAAAGGTTGCTACACTTGCTACAAGTGTAGCAACCGATGCCGTGAAATTCTACCACAGCATTGGTTTCAATAAAGTTATTACGACGAACTGCAACGATGTTGTGTTTATAAAAGATAACAATGGCAGACTGTTATCTTTTGTGGTAGATGTCTGCCATACAAAGGCAGAAGGTACCAAAGAGTACCGGACTGCCTACTGGGCGCTCAAGGAAGTTGAACGCCAGGCCGAAGCCGTAACTGAAAAAGCTGCGGCAGCGGCTAAAACTTCGGTGAAGGTCGACGCTAAAACAGAAGAAGGTCGTGAAGTTGCGACCGACGAAAAAAAAAGTGCTACTATCAAGGGTAACATTGAGGTTCGCGGCCCTCAACAAAAAATGCCGTGGTACTACGCGGTTAAGAATGGCCGCACAGTCGGTATATTTACCGATTGGGCTGAGGCTTCGGCCTCAGTAACCGGGTATCCAGATGCCCGGTTTAAAAAATTCCGGGCATTGAAGGATGCCCAAGGATTCATGGAAGGTGGTGATAACGAATAATTACCCCCGTGTTCGTTGTACTGAGAGGAGGTGAACTATGAAGCAGTACAACTATAGATTCTGCCCTGTCGTTAAGTTAGCATGTGGAGAAGTCCACGTGCTAAGTGGAGATAAGGGCAGAAAATTCTTAAGTTGGTTCATATACGTCCACAAGGCGGACGTGTATGATCCACTCAAGGAAACAGTCTGGGTGATCGAATACGGTCGCCCAGACGAAATCAAGAAGGAATGTCTCGTTGCTGCTATCCAACCGTATGGTTGGGGCAGCATCGGGACGTTCAAAAAGGTGTACTCCAAATATCTGGAGTATATCTCCAAAGCCTGAGCAAGTAGTCTCAGCGCCCGATCACCGAGGCGCTAATAATAAATATCGGAACAATATTTCTAATTAAAGCTATCTGTCAAAAATTAATTAATTAAAAACTCGGCAGTAGATAGATAGCTAATAATAAATTAATACTGCCGAGGAAGAGAAAAAATGAAACGAGTTAACGTTAAAGTAAATGATGTAGTTAAAGTTGCAGGCATGGAACTTGCAGTTCCAACCGTAACAGTAGTTGTTAAAGAAAATGCACGCATTTCTAAGCGTGCATTCAAGGCGCTTATGAATAAGCGTCGCGAAGAAGTAAAACGCGCACGTGCGTTTGCTTCCTACGTTAAAGCTCTAGAAACAGTCGCTGAAAACGAACCGGCAGTGGTTCCTTCCGATAACCGGAAGTCTCAAAAGAAAAGAGCCTTGAAGGCTCAAGGTCGCTGCATTGTAGCAGCAAGAGAACTATTACAAAAGCAACGTTCTCAAGAGTTGGCGGCTCGTAAAATGCGTCGCGAAAAAGGTTTAATATTTAAGCCAATCGGCTTAATCACAAGACCTATTACGGCTATTGAAAAAGCAGCATTAGCTGCAAGACCTGTTCAACATTTGTTGAGCAGTGTTAATGTCTTGGACAATCGTCCAAGCATTAACGTGCGCTGTGTCGTAGCGCATAAAATGAAAAAATCCTTCATATATACTATGAAGGTCACATCAATTAATAGATGTGGTATTTTCAGCGACATCGACGTTAAGGCCGGCGCCGTTGTCGAAACAGGAATCTTCAATGCTAAAGGAAGCATAGAGGATTTCACTAAGTCCTTAATCAAAGACATTTGTCTTGATACATTTGTCTTTGACTTCGGTGAACTCAAAGGAAGCGACATTACAGACGCTTTCGAAGAACTAGCTGAGATGAAAGGGTTTGCTGATCTATTGCCTACAGCAGCAAGTCCTTCACAAATCCGCAGCAATCAATTAATTCTTTGCCGCGAAGAGCTTGGCTATGCTGTAATTGACCGAGTTCATTTATTGACCGGTAAACTAACAGCTGGCAAAGGCGAATTGCCTGTAGGTAAAGCAGCTAAGCTGTTAACAAGAGCAGGTCAACCTAACGTTGCTGGTAAGGAGTTGAAGATCGACCTCGATAAAGAATACTTTATCGTAGTCGACTCCTTCAATAAAGGGGATAACTTTGACGGCCAAAGTTTCCATAACCACGAATGGTTCTGTAAAGGTTATGGCTTGCCATTCTTCTTTGACACATATCATCAATCTCGATTGATGTATATGGCAAAAGAAGGATCTCAACCGTTGAGCCGTGATGTTATCAATCGCTGGGGCAAGCAACTCGCTGAAAGCGATAAGGCCTATATTTGCGGCAATAACGCTGCAAAGATTGGCCGTGCCAAGGATTACAAAAATATTTGGGTCGTTGGCAATGTTAATGGTGAGTGTATTTCCATCCATGACTTAAATGGTTGGAAAGCCACTCCGGCAGAACAACAAGCTGCAGAACAAGAAGTGTTAAAGGTTATGGCCTTCACACATGAAACACCTGCAGTTATTGGTTCTCAGCCACTTCAATTCACGATGATTGATGAAACTCATCGTGGTTTAATTGCAGAATATGCAGTTAAACAAAAAGTGGCTGAATTCGAACGCAGTATCGAAGCAGTCTTAAAAGGCGGCGATACTGGTTTGGCTATCGATGCAGGCCTTATGGTTGATTACGACAGTTCTATTAAGAACAACGTAGTCTTAGCATCTAAGATGGCTGCTATTGCCGACAAAGCTGCGAAGATCCTCGAAGGTCCTTCTTTCGAGGGTCAAAAAGAAAGTAGATCTTTAAAAGGTGTAGTAGATCCTACATTACTATTCCTTGACAAAGGTTTGCTTAAGGAAGGTGAAGTTGTCGTTTCTGATCGCACATACAAAGCGATGAAACGTAACGACGGCTTACACCAACTAGTGTGCGTGATCTTTAGAAATCCACATGCTGGCGAATTCTATCGCGCACGCATAATTTCTGTTTCTATGTTCAAGAAACGTATTCTTGGTCTACAAGCTAAATACAACTTGTTCACAGAAGTACAATTGGCAGTTGTTCTTAACGCAGTTAAAATGCTTAACGACAACTGCTTAATCACGACAGGTACTGATTATTTCAAATCCTGTTGCGGTGGCAGCGATTATGACACAGACAGCTACGTTGTATGTGTATACGAAGACGCTGCAATCTTCTCTCATCGCATTGAACGTTCTGTTCATATTCCAAGCGAAATGGGAGCAGACAAGATCGTTGTTTGGAACAGACACGATCAATTGGTTGTCGAAGTGTGGAAAAATGCCATGGAAGCAACTAAAACTAGCGTCGGCAGCTATGCTAATTTAATAGCCGACGTTTCTGGTTTATTAGCTGAACCATCTGGCAGCGCTGAAGTTAAAAATGCATTTAAACTTATTAAAGAAGATGCATTATGCGCTCGAAAAGTCGCTATCGACAAAGAGTTGATTAGTGGCGATGAAGAAGTCCAATATGAAGGTTTCTATGAAGAAGACAAGAATATTGGCGAGGATGATATTAGCAACGAAAGATTGCAAAATATCTATTTGTCTTACGTTCAAAGCCATCTTACTCCTCGTGAAACAATGAGATGGTTGTTGGACATTTTGTTAACCGGTCCAGCTGCTATGGGCATGATCATTGACATTCCTAAAACACAGCTAGCCGTTAACATTCCGTCTGGAGATCTTTTCGAACGCTTAAGCTTAATGCGTAAGAAATTCCAACCAAAGATTGCTGAAAACGATGGCAAGTTTGTGGCTGCTACATTTGACTTTAGAGTTAAAAAGTATGTAGCAAGTGCAAATCCTTCGACTTGCGGCGGTTTTATTGTATCTATTGGCGGTCAAGAAAGATATTATATCTCTGACGTATTATACAGAGATATTATGATTCCTTCCGCTAAAGCTATGGCTGCGGTAATGAACCGTGTAGCTCAAGAATTGGGCTATAAAGGTCGTAGCGAAGGTGAAAAGAACTTGGAAAATAAGGTTGTCGAAATGGGCAATCTTATTCTCGAAGATTGCCGTAAATCCATATTCAGCGTCGACGCTGATGGTGTGACTGTCAATAACTTGAAAACAGCACTTCCATACGTAGCTGATATGGTTGCAAGTAATCTTGGCGCCGGCAACAAGTATTCTTTAGCGAAAGAAGCAGGCTTCATTTATAGTGAAAACTGCTTCGCTAAGGAATATCTTGACAAATTGGCTAAACAATTCGGCGAAGAAAGATTGTATGTGCCTGTAACTGTTTACGGTCGTGACAACGTTGCATTAGATATGTATCGTTATCATGATTTTGAAACAGGTCGTGAGGGCGAATATATCTCTTTCTTCGATGGAATTAGCAGCGACAACTGCTTGTTCCTAAGCGAAAAGATCTGCGGACAATTCGAATTGTTCCGCAAAGGAAACACAGCTTACGTCATGAAAGACGTAAGAGATCGTTTCGATGCAGTAGAGAATAAAGGTCGAATTGCTCTAAGAACCCGTACAGAAAATGCTTCTGACGAGATCTTTAAACTCGTTAAATGGAATGCTTTTGCTCCTGTGGAACAAAAGGCAGAATTCTATTTAATGAGCAGCAGTTGCGCTCGTTCTAAAGGAGCAATCTGGTATGGCAAGAATAAAGAAGCCATTGGTGATGGCTTGTTCATTCTTGCTTCTGGCAGCAATAAAGTTCCTAAAGGCACACCTATGCAAGTGTGCAAGTTTGACAAAGAAGGCGGTAAATACGTCTTCAATCAAACTAATGAAGGCAAACTTGCTGTTAAGGTGAACATTGATGAGTTATGTTTCAACTTCATCGATGAAGATCGAAACAGCAAAAAGAATACCATTCTCTTGTTGATGACAAAACAAGGGGATAGTATCGTATTGCCAGATCCAGAAAAACCTTCAGTAGAAGAAGTCTCTAAAGTAGAGACTTCTGCTAAAGAAGTTGTAGCAAAGGCCGAAGACTCTGCTACGAAAAAAAGCGAATGGCTAAGCATGGATGACTATAAGCGCGAAGAAGGCGCGATGGTTATCTGTGCGACTGGCCATCGTTCAGATAAATTAGGTTGTGGCAAAGGAGACGATTGGAGTTCCAAGTCTCCTAAGTTGCAACCAGCCCGCAAACAAATCGAGGAAAAACTTCGCGCTATCCTTGATTTCCAAGTATTGGCGGGCGAAACAAAATTTGAGTTAATCAGCGGCATGGCTCTTGGCGTTGACCAACTGTTCTTTAGCGTAGGACATCAACTACGAAAAGAATATGCTGAGCAAGGTATTGCAATCGTATTAACGGCTGCAGTACCTTGCATTGAGCAAGACGGCATATGGAAAGACGATTGCAAAATCTCATATGCTGCTATGCTTAAAGCAGCTGATAAAAAAGTTCGTATTTCTAATAAGAAGTACGAAAATGATAAGGGCTGCATGCAGCGTCGAAACCGTTTTATGGTAGATAATGCCGATATGGTATTAGCCTACCATGACGGTAGCGAAGGCGGGACAAAGAACTGCATCGACTACGCAAAGAGCGTCGGTGCAGTTATAGAGAACGCTTTCAAGGATCCGGAGGAGAATAAATAACCCTCCGGGTCCTCCGCTCTATCCTTTATCAGAAGATATTAGACAGAGCCAGGGCCCGGAATCATTTATAAGTGTATATGGTGTGCATTAATCGTTCTAACGATAGATGTGCTCCGTATCGAAATTTTATTTGAGATTTATAAGGGATTTTCCCTGCCGGGGGCCTCCTGACGGAGGGTCCCCTGCGGGGCAAGTCCTATATAAGTCTCTTGTTGGTTTCTGGACTCCGTCCCGAAATCATTTATGAGGCAGTTATGCATATATATGAGTAACTGTCTTTAGTGAAGATATCAGGCGGGTGTCAGTCGTTCTACGATAGAAGGGCCTCTGGCCCGAAATCTTCTTTGAGGGATTTTTATTCCTCATTGTCTTGCACCACGGAGACGTTAAATACACGCTGAGTGGTCGTCCTTGGGGGAAGCCGGACGTTAAAGGAGCTTCCCGTTGCTAGCGGTAGACCCGCCGATATCGTCCTAACTTTGTCCTTGTGGCAGTAATAGGAAGTAGAATCGGCGGGACTACAAAATGCTTCCGGTGTGGCTTATTATACACGACCGGGGGGACCGTCAGGATATTCTGAATGAATATTCTGGCGGTATATAAACATAAAACAGTGATGCGTCACTGCTTTCCATTTTTGAAGAGAACCTCACATGAGGTTCTCTTCTTTTTTTTAATTTTGTTGTTAGTGGCAACCGTTTCCACTTTAAAATACCGGCAGGAGAAAAAGATGAAATTAATTCAAAACTTAAAGTCGTACAACAAGTACGACGTTTTTAATATATTTTTAGACTTCCTTAGTGGAGGTCTAAACTTCAAAGAATCTTCGTTAGAAGCAAAAGTAACGAAGTTATTCTTTGAAGAAAACGGAAATCTTCTAATTAATGTATCTGCTATGGCAGATACATCAATAGGAAGATTAAAATCTCTCTTACAATTCAAATTCACAGGACAAAACTTCTCCTGTGAATTTGAAGATATTGACTACACTGTTCCCCATACACAAATCATGGGAGAATTGGTAGATGCAATAGAAAAATTGTGTCTACCTATGTATGAGGAGGAAGAATAGAAATAGTTTATTTTAGAGAGCTCTATGTTGGAGCTCTCTTTATTTTTTATAGGAGGTAGCAATATGCTTAACCGTACTGAACATAGTGTTAAAATTTTCAATACCATTGGCGTAGAAACGCCAGATATGGTATTAGAACAATATACAGGGGAGCCTATTAGGGTCTCCTATGAATCACGCAAAGTAGGCGTGATTGAAGGCATAGACATTTATAAAAATGTCTACGGGGAGGTAACAGGCCTCCCTGAATTTAAAAAGGGCGTATATTATGTCGTATCAGCAATGGTGCGACAAGCCCTTCCAGGGAGAAAAGATTTACTTTCTCCTGGTCAATTGATTAGGAATGAAGCCGGACAACCTATAGGCTGTCTGGGCTTAGTCCGGAACAGCTAGTAGAATATAAGCTTTAGCCATAGATATATTATATATCTATGGCTAAAGCTTTATTTTTTGTTATTATAAATATTATAATTATACTATTAATGGGATATTGATGGCGTAATTATGGTATTTATATTTTTTTATAAATATCGTCCGGCGACAGGTGCCCGCCCACATTGTTTCGGCACTCACGAAATCACGTTTTTTTATAATATAACGTGAGTGTTTTGTGGGCGGTACCGTATTTGCCTTCCGACGCTTGCGACATTGGGCTCTGGGCCCGCGTTGCTTCGTCTCTGGTCGGCAAATACTCACCTGTCGCCTCTATATATATTTCGGCAGTGTCCCTTCGGGTCGTATGTACGGAATATATTTTTTTCTTGTGTGGTATGCGATCAGGCGGTGGTCGTCTACTAGTGTGTTTTTTGTTGGTGACTCCGTCACGAAATGTTTTATGAGGGTATTTCGCCCTCAATATTTTTGTTCTTTACGGGAGGTATCACTATGGAACAACTAGTTATTTTCGGCTGTTATGCCGAAGGATTTTTGAAGATTGGCACAGTGGATATTAATCCACAAAAGCCATGGTTGTGTGTTTACGAAATCGCAGAAGCTTATGCTTCTGTCGGTATCGACATTAACGGTGCAAAACCTGTTGTCCTTGATTTTGACGACGAAGGATTTGCACCTGGATTTGAGGTGGACGGAGTAACGTACATCCACTTCAAAAATGGACACGTCTTTAACGGCGTGTTAATTAGAGAGGCATAAGGTCTCTCTAGGAGTGGGCTGTTAATATAAGAGCCCGCTCCGAAATCTATTATGAGGATAATTTGCCCTCTACATTTTTTATTTCATAGAGGAGGAAAAACTATGAAAAAGATTACTGTTATTAGAAAAAACGGCGTTATTGCCGATGTTGTAGTAAGTGATGTTAAAGAACAAAGTAAGGACTTGTTCTTGAGCCATCCACTTTTCAAAGACTTCTTTATTCGAGAAGCTGGGGTATTTGCCCCAGAAACCGAATGTTGGCGGTTCAGCGTTCCTAACCATAGGAACATGGAAGTATCTGTAATCAGAAGCTCCATGACTTACGGTGGAAGCGAAGGTCTCTTTGAGCTAGCTATGTTACGTAACGACAAATGTTGTTATGATACGCCTATTACTAATGATGTAATAGGCTGGCTAGACGAAGAAGGTGTATTGGACGTCTTAGAAGATGTTCAACGCATCTATGAAGAGGCATAATTATCATGCCTCTTAAAAATATTGAATTACGCCACGGGAGTAGATGCGACTCCTGGATATGGCGGATTGTTATCCCAGATGATAAAAAAAAGGCATACCGCCCGAAGCTATGCTGGGTAAACAAAAAACCTTTTAATGTGGGAGAAATATTATATTTCTACCACGTAAAAGGTGATTTTCCTTTTAAGGAGGAGCGGTGCTATTTGAGCTCATCTTTAGAAGAATTAATCGCCGTGGCTAAAAAATATGACCACTATGGCGATTTTAAAAACAATGTATATAATTTCCGGTATGAAGGCGAAGACGTTCGTCACTATTGCCGAAAGGAGGTCATATGAAATTCATACTTTTCGGCGAAGCTATGCCGAAGACAGAATTTTCTAGTGCTGATTGCTACCATGCACTAGAATATGTTCTTAAAACGTTCTTCAAGGATTGTGTCGTTGCAGAAAACGTTACGTCACTTGAAGAAGGTATCGTAGCGGTCCAAATTCGTTCATGGAAAGATATTGGCTCTAAAGATGAGCCAGTGTCTTATGAACGACATCCAGTATATTTGCTAGAAGAGACGAGATATAACAAATTATCTCCTCATACTCTAGCAATCATTGCTGGAGATTAGCCCCCGCCGGGGCTAAATCTTCTACGGGATACTATGTCGACATTTACGGCATAGTACTCCTGTCGAAAAATATATATAGTCTTATGTACGGCTATGTACATTCCTCTATGTATCACACGCCCCCGCCGGGGCGAAATCTTCTTTGAGGGTATTTCCCTCATTTGTCATTCATTCTACGTTAGGAGGAGAAAATCATGTTCGTAGAAGCTTTGTATAATTACACATTATTATCCCCAGCTGGGGAGTTTATTTCTGTACATAGTGCAGACAGTATCCTTGGTGTTTTAAAAGAGCATCAAGGATATGAGTTTATTAGTCGTACAGTATTAGGATATCGTTCCTGTGCAATGGCTGACTAATGTAGAGGTGCTGGTAAGAGATTGCCAGCACCTTATCAAATTTTAGTATTTAATAATTTATATTTATACATGAGGAGGATATTATCATGTATAAACGCGAATTCATCAACTGGTTAAACAAATTTTATTCTGAAAATCCTGTGACTTTCAGAATTTTCTGGTTCCTAGTGGGCTGGTTCATCGGTAGTACTGTCAAGATGGCAGTACTACAGCATCGTCTAGCAAAACGCTAGGCGGTGTAATGATTTCGCTGGAGGGTTAACTTCTGAAGTTTCCCCTCCGGGGCGAAATCTCCTGTGACCTTCTTATTAATAGAAGGTCATATTTATTTTTATATAAAGCTTTATATAAGCTACCGTAGGTGCAGTGTACTCATAATACCTCCCTTTATTAGACACATATACATAACAACCTCAATATATGCATCTACGGTAGTTAATATAAGGTTTTATACCTTTACGGGAGAGGACGCCCTCCGGGGCGAAATCTCTCATGGGACCTTCTGTGTGGAGGTTCCTTTCATACTTTTCTCCTCTTCTCCAGTAGTTAGGTCTGCTGGAGATATGAGGGCTAGATGAGCATTGACTTATCTAGCCTTGATATCTCTTGCATGTGTGTGTGCAAGAGGAGATTTTATTTCGCTCTTTATTTCGCTCTGTGACGCGTAATCAGAGCACTTTTATTAAAGAAGGAGGGCATTTAATATGTCTAAATTTGCTAACGTTGTATGTTATTTATTTGGCTCCAACCAAAACGGTTGGGCACAAATGATGTCTGCTGTCGTAGCAGGAGTAAATGGTGTCCGTGACACCAAACCTGTCAGAATTGAAACAGCAGGCAAATCTTATGTGGGAATGGGTTGTAATGCCGTAGCCCAAATCTTGGAATTGTTCGCCAACAAGTCCGTTAATTTCGGACAGTTCACTGGTGAAGTGGTGACATCTGATGCTGTCGCAATCCGTTGCTATAGCATCATGAAGGCTATTAAAGACGGCTTGACGCCGGCTAAAGTAGCCGACCACGTAATGAAGGACGCAGACTCCGCGGAAGACCGCGAGCAGTTCAAGCGTTTGGCAATGGCAATCAAAGATTGTCAAAGCCAAGGCGTGCGTCTTCGCATTTCACGTTTATCCCAAGAGCACAGTTACGCTCTTGAAATCCCTGAAGATATTGAAGTTAATGCCGGGGACATTATCAAGTTTGACCGTGGCGTGTCTGAAGACGGCGTGAAGTTGGCATATGGAGTACAAAGCTCCTATGCATATGAAGTAGCTCAAGTCAATGATGAATTAAAGGCGTTGCGTCCTAAAACGACGCCTAACGCTAAGCACAGAATGGCTTGCGTGAATAACACGCTTAATCTCATTAGAGAAATTAAGGCAACTGAGGTTAGTGCTGAAGACCTCATCTAACATTGGGGGCATTTTGCCCCCTTTATTTTTATTAGTAAAGGAGGGAGCCCCTGATGGCTACTTTTAATATTAAGCATTCCAACCAATCTATCCTTGATTATATGAAGGAGAAGATTACGGTTGAATATAACGGGACCACTGAAGATATCGAAGGTGGTCTTAAAGTTGAGGTAGATGATAATCACCTCAAAGACATAACCGATGCCTTTGCCCGTGCTAAGAGGAATGCTATGTTCTCTGGCTGGGTGAAATCTGCCACAAAGTTTGTTGGTAGACAAGCTGACACCGTCAAAGATGTCGGTATCGGTGCTGTCGGAGTATCCGCGAAGGGTATCTTCGGTGGCTTAAAGAAGACAGCTGAAGTAGCTATGGGTGCTACTGCAGTTATTGTTAATGAAGGGAAAGAAGCATGGAAGGAAGCTTCCGTGTCTGATGAACTTCGTAACTTGAAGAAATCCTTTGGTAGCACTGGTGATAGCGAAGAAGGTATCGAAATCATCAAAGATACTACTAAAGATAGTAAGACTGTTGGCGAAGGAGCTTAACAGTTGCGGACGATTGCTATTAACCGTCGGTAAATATTAATAGCATATAGCCCTAGTTGTCGAGGGCGAGTGGGACGACAACCTTATTCCGACCCTTAAGAGATGTTCTTGGTCGGGCTAATAAGATATGAACATCTAAGGTTTATAAGCGGGCGATGTCTGACGCTTATAATCTCAAATGCAGACATCGGAATAGGGTTTAGTCTAGAGGGGCAGGGTTTGCTCTTCTAGGCTAAACCTTTATTTTTTCTTATGTTGAATATACATTTAGGTGATACTGTTGTTACAGCGTTAGCTAAATGTATATTTTTTTATTTAATTTGCGAAAAGCATACCACCTCAGTACGTATGGCGTAATTCGGGTGTCAGCTTTAGCGAAAGTCCATTTTTTTTGGACACTTTTAGCAGGGGCTAATTTTTTTAGTGACTGCTTTTTTTTATCGGAACGATTACGTTTCCGATCGCCAATATATATTATATAAGCGAGCGCCAGCGAGCGAATATATTATTTATTGTATAAGCCCGAGAGCGAGCGAAGCGAGCGGAGGGCGTATATATCAAGTTCTCTGTGTACTCTCTTCTTAAGAGAGTAGTTTTGTATTTAATTTGTACAGTAAGGCGAGCGAAGCGAGCCGTATATGTTCTTTGTTTACTTTCTTCTTAAGAAAGTAATTATGTTTATTATTTATTGGTAGTAGTTCTCTGCTATCTCTCTTCTTAAGAGAGTAGTTATGTTTATATATATTTATATGTATAGATTCTCTGTTATCTCTCTTCTCAAGAGAGTAATTAGTTATTTATATATAATATGTATCATAATAGTATTAACGCAGCGAGCGAAGCGAGCGGAGTATCTATTATGTAGTATGTATATATTCCCGATGAGCGAGGAACGCTAGTGACGAGCGAGTTGTAGTGTCCTAGCGTAAGCGACGATCATAAGAGTATATATTGTATATTATATATAGGGCGAGCGAGGCGACCGTCAGGGAGCGGAGCGAGCATAGTATTATTATATAATATATTATAGGGAGCCTCAGCGACCGGAGTATATATATAATCTTATAGGAGCTAGATAGGCTAATAAGGATTGATGAGTATTTAGTATATCGTGATATAGTATATTATATTATACTATAGTAGTATATAGTAAATACGGCACGGATCCTTATTTACAGTAAGAAGGAAAATTCCGGCAAGAAAATCCGAGGACTGTGGCCGAGGCATTTTAAGAATTTTCCGCCCGGGGATATCTATATCATATATATAGTATAAGAAGGAACGTAGTGAGTGATGGTATTATATATATACGTTAGTATATATTAAGTATTTTCTGCCGTCGGTATTTTGTTAAAAGAGAGATATGTTTTTAGTTAATGTTTTTCTATATATAAGTATATATAGCTTGTTAAAAACTTTCTGGGTGGGATATTATAAATGTTATTAGTATTTAATAGTAATAATGTTTATAATGATTTAAATCTATATTAGATATAATATAAATGAAAGCTATTAATGTGAAGAATAGTGAGCGCCGCGAACTATTTAGCTATTTATATTTATTAGCCAATACGATAGTATAGTATGGTAGAGATCGTATTGGTTTGTTGTGAGCGTTAGCGAACTGAATGCAGAATTCGTTATTAAGAATAGTATTATCGATGTAGCTTGCGAAGAGAAATAGTATTCTTTAGAATTCGTAACAATATATCTAATGCGTTTGTGTGTCTATCAGTATATATCAAGAAAATATATACTGATGTGTGCGAGCGAAACTTGTGGAGCGAGGCACGCAATCAATTTTTATATATCGTAACGAAGCCAGTAAGGGTTCGTATTAGTATTATATATAGCGAAGCGAACAATGTGAGCGGAGCGTAATTATATAATATTTAATACGAATTATACCAAAGTATTAGAAGTTAGTAAGCGTCTAATAAGTAGGTGGTTTTTGTTTGGGATCCGCCGTTATCTTAGTATTTCATTTACTAGCTAAGGTATTTAAAAGTCCCTTGCGTTTATTTTAGTCGAGTTATTTTATATATATTATATATAATAATAATGAAGAGCCATTACTGTTAAGAATGGATATTAGACGAAATTGGGAACGGGCCCCAATAATAGTTATTAGATTTTTAATATAAAACGTTAATGGTTCGTCGTGTACGATCCTCTGCGAGTTGTTTATCTTCACAGCAGATTACGTAAGTAAGAGTTTGGAGCATTTATAAAATGGGCCAACATTTTGTTAGTATTCTTTATATATATATTATATATAAACCAATAAAAAAAAGACCCCGAATTAATTTCGAGGTCATTATATGTTTCAGTAGAAGCGGTGAAACTTCGTTTCACCGGTATATTACTCATGTTTGAGTAAGAGTTAATTAAAAAATAAAAAATAATTTTAGAAAATAAAAAAGACCCCGAAGGGCCGTTTTTTATATAAGTATTTTTTTAATGTTCAAGATAGCTATCGCTATTAAATTATCAAAAGCGGTGAACTGCGTTCACCGGTATATTACTCATATTAGGTATAGAGTTAATTAATTTTGTAAAAATAATTAAATATACATTATTAATGCATAATTGAAAGTACGGGTATTTTTAAGTAAAAAAATATCAAAAAATTAAAGTCAGATAATATCTGGCTTTTTTTAATTTTGGTGTCTGTCTCAGTATATATAGGAAACAATAAAACATAATATACAGAATGTGTATATTTATGAATACGAGCTTTTTTCAAAAGCGTTCTTCGACCATAGCTTACTCCGAAAATATTAAATGAAACGTCGTAAGCGTACTAGTGACGCAGGTTTTTAATAATTTGTTGTATATGAATTATTTAGGGTTAGGAACGATCGATATAAAAATTGCTCCCTTAACAGTTCTTATTAATTTATTTCTATATATACTATATATATAATATAAT